CTATTTTTTTTAAAAATATTTCTAACTTCTTAACGTTAGCTTGTTTTGGTTTATATTTATTTATCATAAAACCCAACCTGTAAAATAAGCATCTTTATCAGGATACATATCACCATTTGAATTGGCATTATATTCTGGAAAAGAAACTTGGTTAAAACTCATATAATCAATAAATCTATTAGTGTAATGTTGTGCTATATCCCTTGCTTTTTCAATTAAGAAATCAATTTCATTCTTTTCTACATTTGTAGCGTTTTCTGATGTATGTTTGTAGATGCCTTTTCCAGCTATTGTAATGGCTAAAAATGGTAATGCTTCAACCATACTCCAATGTATTACCATAGGTTTAATATACTTAGTTAAAAGCGTTGTATATGGTTCAGTTAAGTCATCAGAAACAATATCATCATTTAGTTTATTAAATAATTGTGTTCCTAAATAAGTTTGTATATGTGTATCTTGTGCAATCTTTACAAATTGAACAAATTTATCTGTATCAATATTACCGTTTAATGCAGTAAATTTTACAATATCATCTCTCGTAACAAATAGTGCTTGTGCCATATCTTAATTTGTAAATCCCATTTTATCCCAATATTCTTGTGTATAACCTTTTGTTGGCATATCTGCTGGTTTCATAGCAACTTCTTTTTCATTTCTAATTCTATAACCATACTTTTCAGCAGTAGCAGAACTAATATTTTTTGCATTTGGATTTGTAGGGTCTATTTTAACACCTTCAAAGTTTGCATAAGTTCTTCTTAACCATTTATGTTCACATCTTGCACCACCTTTGTAAAGCCATATAGAATAATTATCAGCACCTTTAACACCAAAACCAGCATTAACTGCTTGACTTTCCATAGCAATAATATCTTCTTTTCTGTAAACTTTATCAGCATTAATCATTTTATTGCAAAATTCACGTTGTCCAGTTGCATTACCACTATAAACATATCTTGTTATGAATTGTACACCATCAATAGTTTCATCTTGTTCTGGACTTTTAGCATTTGGTCTTGCAGTTCCTGTTGAAACAAATTGCCATATTTTAGATAATGCACTTTTGCTTTTTTTATTGTTTTCGTTTATTAAATCAATTTCAGCATCATATTCATCTTCCTTTTCATAATCAACTTCAAATTCATCTACTAAACTCCATTCATCACCCAAAGTTTCACCTTTAGAAATTAAAGCATCTGCAATATTAGAACTTAAACAAGTATGTGAACTTAAACCAGTTTCTTCTTTTACTTGGTCAGCATTTTGTGTATTATCTAATTCAGTAAATTCTAATGGCTGAATAGTTTTAAAGTATAATTTCAAACTTATTTCATTGTAAAATAATATTTCATCTAATGCTTCTATTATTTCTAATTGATATGGTTTAATAACTATATTATCAAATAATAGCGTAGCAGTCTTAATTTCATCAGCATTGTTACCTAAACCACCATCACCATTTCTAATACCTAATAACATAGGTGATGTTACTCTATGCCCTACAATTAATTTATTAAAGCATTCATTACTTAAATATTCATAGTGTGCTGGTGCATCATTTAATGGTATATCTTCAACTGTTGTTTTGCTTTCAGCATTTGCATTAAAAGCTACAATTACTTTATCACCTCTTGAGCCAGTTAGTTTGTTTTTAACATCAGCTTTAATTTGGTCACGCATCTCCTCTGTTGGAATCCCATTATTGAAATTGATAACTTTAGTCCCACTAAACCCATTCTTTACATCGTTTATTTGATACTCTGATATGCTTTCTTCGAGCATTGCATAATCTAATGCACCATTATAATCAACAGGTGTATAATAGTGAAATATTGGTAAATAAGGTTTAATAACCATTATTTCAATTTCATTACCATTACCAAATCCCCAAGCTGGTATTCTTTTCAATACATCTGATGGTTTCTTTTTAGTCCAATCAGGGCAATAAAAGTATCCTTCTATTTCTCCTTTATCATTACATTTTTCTGCTCTTAAAGTATGTATTGGAAAATGCTCAACTTTAACTACTTTATTCTTTTGCTTTACTATTTGCATAGAAGCCATACCCATTAGTTTGCGTTCTAAACATACTTTACGCAACATATCTGGCTTAAATAAAGTTTTCATTTGTGCATATTCATTTGGCTTTCTTGATGCATCTAAAGCATCTAAACCTTTACCATATATCATATTAGATATTCCAGTAATAATAGCACCATTTGTTGTTGAATATAAGAACCTATCAATCAAGAACTGAAAGTAGTTATTATCATCACCATACTCAATATAACCTTGCTTTTTATTTTCTTGTATTTTAGGTGATGTATAAGCACTTAAATTTACAATAGAAATATTAGAATTATTCATAAACTATAAAATCATTAGTTGTTTGATTTGCTACATATTCATCTTTGTTAATTGTGTAATTAGCAATAACTTGATTTGTGCAAAATATTTTGTATTTATAAACTACATCAGTATTGTTTAAAATTGATAATGTATAAAAATTACCTTCTTTTAAATCAAATGTTGCAGTTGTGTATAGATAATAACCATCTATATAAAAATCAGATGATATAGTAGTACTTTCATTTGTCATTTCATTTACTAAAACTATTGATGTAGCTTTATAAGTTCTTGGAATGAATTTTAATGATTGTTCTTCTACTTGCTCTTTTAGAATTATCATTTTCTTTTTATTTAAAAATAAAAGTATATTGAAATTGTTTTAATATAGTATTAAAATAAAAAAGGGATGCATAAACACCCCTTAATTAAAAAACAAAAAAACAATTATTAAGAACCTACTACCACTGTAAATCCAGCACCAGCTAAAGTATCACCAATGAAATTCGCTGGTACTTGTTCCATTCCTGTAAGTGTTAAAGTGTATCCACTTAAATCACCCATAGCAGCACCAGTTACAATAGTTCCACCTGTTACATCCATTCCGTGTTCTAATCCACAATAAAAGAAATTACCGTTGTTATCTTCAACAATTACTTGTGGTCTACCATATGCCAAAAGTTTAATTTGTTTGTGGTCAACTATTGATAATTTTTTTAAAGTCAATGCTAATTCTTGTTGAAAGAATGTAGTACCATTTTCTCTTGAAGATGTAATTGTTTGTGTAAAAGATGAAGTACCTTTTAAATCATATTTGTATGCTGAAGGTGTTCCAGCTACTGCATCAATAACGTCTGTGTTTGTTACATCGTAAGTGTACCCAGTAGCATCACCCCAATTAACAAAATAAACTGCTTTTAATCCACCATTGCTATCTTTGCAAGGTTCTAATCTACCTAAACTAATATCACAAGCCATATTTATATATTTTTAAAGTTAAAAAAAAGGTGGTGTTTTTGCACCACCCTTATTTTGATTATTAATTAATTATTAGTTAGCAGCGTTTGTAATACCATAAGTAGTAATATCTTCTACATTACCATATTGTACAGCAGCAGTAAATCTCATAACTACTCTAACATTTTGGTCTCCTAAAGTTTCTGAAGTATCAATAACTTTCACTTCATTACTGTCATTTAATAAACCAGTTCCGAAGTATAGGTTAGATTTTTGAGCAGCAATAGCAACTGTTGGAGCTAAACCATTTGCAACAAATATTGGAATTCCATCAAAAGAAAGTGAACCATTATTATACCATTGTGTTCCCATTGCATTAGTACCATTAGCACCTAAACCTGAAGCTCCAAAACCACCCAAAGCTCTTACGTATGCACGTGCTGTTGCCTGACTAATGTATAAATATAAGTCTTCTTTTCCATAAAGTCTACTTGGAATAGCATCAACTAATTTTCCTAATTCAGCTACAACTGTTGCAGCAGCAGTGATGTTAGTTGAAGTAGCAGCAACTTCTTGTGCAGCTGGTAAATTAGCATCCAAAGTAAGTAATCTTGTAAATCCGTTAAATTCTCCAGCATTAGCAGTAACACCAGCCCAAATATTTTGTTCTGTTTTTTCAGCAACTTTAGCAGCTACGTGAGCAATTAAGAAATCAGCAAATGATGGTGGAAGGGTGTCAAATGCCGAGTACCCTTGTTGAATAGCCATCCAAGATTGATGAAAATCTTTTTTGCATAATTGCAAATTTACTTGAAATTCTTCTGGTTGAATTATTCTTTCAGAAAGTGTTACAGTTGAAGTTGCATCAAAATCACAAGTTGCATCTTTAACAATACCATCAGTAGCAATTTTTTGAATTACTGATTTGTATTTAACGTTTGGCATTACCTCAATACCACCATTTTCAATAGTGGACGCACTCAATAAAGCTGCTGAGATATACTTTGCCGAGAATTCTCCAGCATAAGTAGGAGATGTAAAAGTTGTTGTTGTAGCCATTTTTTATTTAATTTTTATTTTTATTATTTGTTGTTTAATTTACTCAATACTACATCAAATGTTGTAGCTTGTCTTTTTGTAGAATATAAATTCATTTTAACTTCACTTTTTGCTTCTGGATTGTGTGATAAAACTTCAATGTTATCATTTGATAATTCTACTGTTTCTGTTTTAACACTTTTCAATTCAGCAATTTCAGCTCTTAATTTTTCAATTTCAGAAAAGAACATTTCTTTAGTTACACTTTCAACTACTCTTTTAGGTGTAGCTGCTTCAGTTGCCATTTCTTCTTCTTTTTTAGTAGTTTCTACTTCTACTTCAACTTCTGGTGCTTCTTCTTCTGGCATTTCAATAGAAGCAATAATACCTTCTACTTCTACTTTTAATACATTACCATCTTCAATCATATACTCTCCAACTGGCATTGGTACTTTATCTTCACCATTAACAATAAAGACTGCCATTTCTGGTTCAAATGCTTCTGCTTCAATAACAGTAACACCATCCATTAATTTCATTTGAGCAAGGTTTACTTCCATACCCAAAAGAGTTTTAATTTCATTAATTACATTCATACTTTTTTTATTTAAAAATTAATACTATTTATATTTGTTATAAATTAATTGTTTCTTGATGAAATTATATTACCATTTTCATCTTTTACTACGCAAACAGATTGTGAAACTGTTGAACCAATACCTTGATTAATTAATTCACCTTTACAACATTCTGATGAATATGTGCTATCATCACATAAACAACCTCTTTTAGCGTCTTTTGGACTTGTGTACTTGTTTTTTCCCATTTTAAATATGTTAAACATTAATTAATATTTGTTTTATTTTTTCAATCAATTCTTGCTCTTTATTTTCTTGTAGATTTAATTCTGCTTTTTCGCTAAAATATCCTTCTATGGAATATCCTTGATATAAACCATTTTTAACATCTGCCCATACTTCATCATTGTCTATTCTTTGAACTACAACCCAAGCACCTTCAACTGCATTTAAATTATAGATTGCAGATTTATCACGTTTAACATCTTCAACTATCCAACTTTCTATTGTATAAACACCTTCTGTTTTTTTGTCGTGTTCTAATGTTGAATTATGTATTTTAAGTTTTTTTAAATAAAGTTCTGATGCTTTTCTAACTGTATCTTTTGAAAATCTAATGTTATATTCATAATCACCATTTCTTCTGTAAATATCTTTTTCTGGTATTAATGCTAATCCTATAACTATTCTTTTATCTTCATCAATAGTTTTAAGTTCAACTTTATGCTCATTTAATGCAACCCAATTTTCTTCAATAGCTGGAAATTTAACTAAACTAATAGCATCTATTCCATCTTGAATATTTTGTTCGTCTATATCTAAATAAATAGTTTCTAACTTTTTCATTATACTTTTTTTTAAAAATTAAATTATTTATATTTTGTTTTAAATAAGTAACATTAAGTTTGTTTTTATTAGTTAATGATACTTTTAACTAACATTAACCTAAACTTGCATTAGTAATTATTTTTCTGTCTAAACCTTGTGCAGAAGTTACATCATTAGAAACTACGTATGCTTTAATAGGTGCTTGTTCTGATTTTCCAGCCATTGTTTCAGCTAATTGATTAACACCACTATTTCCAACTACATTAAAACTTGGTGCAGATACACCACCACCAGAAGGTGCAGCACCACCACCACCACCATTAGGTGTTTTAACTGCTAAAATCTTTTTAACAGATGCATAACCTGAAGCTAATGCACCAGCTGCTGCAACTGCTCCTAAAGCAATACCAACTGGACCCGGAACTGCTGATACCATTCCTTTAAATGCTGAAACTCCTGATTGTATTGTGTCTATTGTTGTTGCTGCTATTGCTGCTGCTTTTCCAGCTGCTGTACTTTCACCTAATAAACTTGCTGCTGTTTTAAGACCAGATGACATTGATTGTAATGCTTTTTGTTTTGCTGCTGCTTCTTCTTCTGCTATTTTAATTTTAGCAGCTGAATTAGCTTTTTCATTTTCTAAACTTTTTTGTTGTGCTGCTAATCTTATCTCATTTAATTCATTGTCTTGTGCTATTTCTAA